TGTATTGCGGCAGAGTTCTCCATTGAAAAACCCGCCTCCCGAGCCATTGCGATTACTTGCTCTTTGGTCATCTAATATCCTTTCCAATTTCGATCACGAGTGGCGCAAACAGCACAATGAACTGGCGCCCGTACTTTCCACCGTAGAAACCAATGCCAAGTGCAGGCCAGCGGGATTCCCACTTGATGCGCAGATATTTGGTGTTGAGTACCTTGCTCATATCGTTTCCTTCATGGCTCTGATGGCTTGGGCGTTGTACTTCGGGTCTTGCGTGTCTTGGCATTCCATCAACTGTGCCGCTTCCTCCAGCGCATCCCTCACGGCTTGATTGATCTGGTCGGCGGTGTAGAGATTTTCCCGAACACCGTCATGCTCGATGTATGTCACTGGCTCTGGCATCTTGGTCATTTCAATCTCCGACCAGTGCATAGAAAATTACGACCATCAATCTCCATGCCAGTGAGTGATGCACCATCGTGGCCACACTCGTTACCGTCCCCGTCAACATCACCGCCGCCGCCATGTGATTCAACATGGAAATAGATATGCCTTGGTTCACCATCATCGCTATCACCGTAGGGGCCTTCTTCACCCTCATACCACTCTGGATTAGGAACACTCAACACAATCGGCTCGTCAGGGTTAATCATGTTCATGCGCTCACGCTCGTCGGCGGGCGTTTCGTCCCACCACTTGATGGTGCGGTTCACAAATTCTTGGATGCTGCGTAGGGTTTGTGGTTGGAATTTCATTTCAGTGCTTTCTCAATTTTGGTGACGGTAATTCGCTTGGGGTGTTCGGCATCTACTGGGACGCCATCATGGTAAAAATGGGTTAATGCTTCTCTCAGCAGAGATTGGTAGTCGGTCTTGCCGCACAGCACATCGCACAGGCTCTGGCATGGCTCGTTTCCAATAGGGCAGTAGTCGGGCCTCACGTAACTATCCATCCTCTCGTTGGGTCTGGCTTTGGCTCTGTTAGCACGATGGTTGCTGGTGGTGTCCATGGTCGATGTTGCTCCTCCGCATCCATGCAAAACAGTTCGATGATTTCCTCAAGGTCGCAGCATCGGTTGTGGTAGTAGCAAGCCAGTTCAAGCGCCTTTGTGTTGTCACGTTGGCATACACGCCCACAGAAGCCGCCGCATGATGAGCATTGAGTCATTCTTGCCCCCCGTTCTGCGCCCACTGCGCGGCTTTACTTGCAAGAAAGAATGCCTCTGCACAGTTCATCTTTGATGACCGGATGTACAGCACTCCGTCTTCGGTGTATCCGCAGATCAGTACGTCCTTGAGGTAGTCGCTCTCGGTATCGGCCAGTGCTGAGTCAAGCGCCATTTGTGCTGTCATGTTTGTGCTGGCTGGTAGTCGGATTAAATTGGTCATCCCTGTGCCTCCCCTGTAATCCCGTGGGCTTTCTCAACTGCGCGAACTACCCGAGTGAAGTCATCCAGCTTGGACATGCAGCAATCTTCTAGGCCGTTTTCGCTTGCCCACCATTTACGCACCTGCTCATCCGTCAGCGGTTGTGCCACCTTGGGTGCTGCGTTGTAAACAATCGGGGCGTAAGTAACCTGCGCATTGGCCTCGTGAACTTGGTTTATGTCCGAGTCATCTGGTTGCGCCTTGGGTGCTGTGTAGAGCTTTGCGTCCTGCGGAATTGCGACAGGGCCAAACACTGTTGTGACGTGTACGCCGTTCTCATTGACGTAAGCCGACCCAAAATACGCCACCGGCTCCATCGCGGCGAGCTTGGCTTGCAGGGCGTCACGCTGGTCTTCTGCTTTGATAGCTCTGGCGAGTTGCGCGCCCATGCCGCCTGCCCACCACTTAACGCCATCAAGCTGGCTGCTGCATTTGTTGCATTCAATGCCGCCAGATTTGAGCAAGGCAAAGTTCACGCCACCGCATTTGCATGTGTAAGCCATGTGGTTTTCAATGTTCTCGGTGGTCATTTGTAAACCTCGTGCTTCTGCGTTGGGTCAAACTTTGCAAGAAGCTCATGGAGCTGATAGCTGTTGATGATTTGCTTTTCGTAGGCTCGGCATAGGATTCGAGAGATTTCGCGGTTCCACATGCGGTGGGTTATTTTCAGAATCAGTTGTTTCATATAAGGTCCCAAAAGCTCCAAACAAAAGACACCACAAAAATAAAAATAGCCGCAGCAATGCACCCAATAAAAATAAAAATATCTTTCATTCCCAATATCCCCATTCAACGGCATCAGCCTTGCCTGTTAAAACCTTCCAAGCTGCTTTAATGCGCTCAGTCAGAAAGGTGTTTTCTGCTGATTTTGCGCGGCACGGGTGGTACGTCTTTCCGTCTGTGCTTGCTTGATTGGCAGCGCACTGGCGCAATAGGTCTTGGATTTTCATGGCTGATCCACCGCTTCCATCGCGGCGAGCTTGGCTTGAAGGGCGTCAGTGTCAGACTTGAGCGCAGCGAATGAACGCTGGTGCGTCTGAATGTCAGCCTTCAACCGCTCAATCTCTGCTAAGGCTGCGTCACGCTCGGCCCGTAGCTGCTCACACGCAATGGCAAGGTCTTGCTGCTTTGAAAGCGCCATCATCACTTCGATGCCTTTGCGCTCAATCTCTGCGGCTTGCTGCTTAATGGTTACTTGCATTTATTCCTCCTAAGATTTTTCCGATTAGCCTAGACAGTCCAATTACCGTTAGGAAGATTCCGATTATTGTTAGTTTTGTTATGTTGGGTATTAGGGAAAACCCTTAGTAACTCGTTTTCGCTCAGGTCTCCGGTCAGGAATAGCGCTTGATTGACCACATGCGCGGGTAGGTCTGCGCCTGCTTTGCGTTGGTCTAGTAGGTTATGGGCTTCTGGGTGGTTCATGGCAAAGAACCAAAAAACAACTCGGGAGCTATGTCAATTAGCTTTGTTCCGTCAAACAAATTTGAAGGCTCAAGACTCGCCCATTGTTTTGATGTGTTTTGCAAAGTCGCCTCGCGCATTGTTTCAGACTCAAAAACTTCAGTTCCATAACTATCAATTTCTTGACGAATCTCTAGCGCATCTTCGTAATTTTGCGCTGCGATTACAAATGTTTCCCTTCGTTCAACTACAAATAATTTCATCTCTCACTCCTAAAACTTCACTGTACTTTTAACGGACTGCTTTGGGTATTGGGGTTTACCCTTGTCCAAACGATCTACGCAACGCTTGCAGCTTTTGCATGGCCTCGGCCTTGTCTCGCGCTACCTTTTGTTTTTCAGCCTCTGTAAGCTGTTTTTCAATCATGATGACCGGTGCGCGTTTCATGGGAGGCCCACTAATGCACAAATCACGAAAGGCAATGCTAGAGGGCGGAAAATTGGCGTTCATGCGCTTGAGGGCGTAATCCATGCTTTCCTTGCTTGTCAGATAAACGCCGATGTCATCCTTCCACACATCCCGGACAAGCTCAGGCGCTATGCCATCCCAATGCCGCATAAATGCCGCGCCATAAGTAGCCCCCATGCGTCCAAAAATGTAGTCCAAGCCTTCATCCATCGTGCAATCAGCCAAGAAGTTTGACATTTGAGCCTCCAATCAATCCGCGGGTTAAGCCAGACAACACATTCTCATTGCGGCTTGGCTGGATAACGGACTTGTCTGCCACCCATTCAGCCTTAAACCCTCGCCATCCTCTAGCGCAGCACTCCCTCAGTGCGTCCTCTAGCAGCCAGCCAGCTTTGTCAGCTTCGCGCTTTATGCCATCAATGGCTGATTGCGTTATTGCTGCTCGCATGGTTTTTCGGCTTTTTTTGAAGTCTTGCCAAACTTGAATAGAGACGCCTTCAGGCGCTTGGACTTCTTGTGTCTTGGGTAATGTGTTCTGTGTCTTGTGTCTTGTGTTATGTGTAGCATTGCCTTCGCTATGCGTTCGCATTGCGTTTGCATCCTTTTCCCATCGTTTCTTCGCACTCTCTGACGCTTTGGCAGACTTTTCGCCTGTTTTGGCTATCTCCTTGTCAGCGCGGCCATGTGTCCATCCGTTTTCAGTGCGAATGAAATACTCTTGCAATACGGTTGCAATGCAATCGGTATGCGAACGCATGCGTATTTGCCGCGCAGTCTCTGCAATGTCTAACGGGATAGGGGTTTCGTGAAGGTAGTACCAATCGAGCAAACGTCGATAGGCTAAGTCTTCCATTTCGGAAAGATGCTCTGTGTGACTTTTATAGTCACCAATATTGAATTGGTAATAGTGCATAACTAACCCATGCGCCCAAGGAAAGAAGCACCGCCTGATGTGGGTTCATCTTTTCGCTAGGCTCATGACTTCCTAGCTAGGCGGGTTCTGTGCCTACATTTTAACCGTTTGCCCTACTTGCCGCAAGGCGGAATTCCCCAATAACGCTTTAGCTTGCCATCCTGCTTTTTCAGGATAGTCCAGCCTTCGGCGCGTATGTCTGAGATGCGGCGATGCGGTGAAACGCTTGGCAGAATAGACGCAATGTCTACGGATGTGCAGCCGTTTTTGCGCTTGAGTAGGCGCTTGAGCTTTTGGGCTTGGGTCATGCTTCATCCTTCACAAATACACCGTTAGGCATCATCGTGCCTTTGCGATCTTTGATGGTGTTGTAAGCAGACTTGAGGCATTCGGTTAGGTCTAAGTCCTCTTTTGTGGCGACAATAATCAGCGTCACCAGCACGTCACCTAGACCGTCAATCACTCCGGCGCGGTCTCCCTTGATTAGCGCGTCTGCCAATTCGCCTAGCTCTGACATGGTTTTCAGTAGCTGGGTCTGGCTTGTGGCGTTAGGCAGAATCTTCCGCGCTTCGGCCCATTGGATTACGTTCATCTCTGTTTGTGCGTAGCTCATTTTCTTCTCCAAATAAATCAGGCTGTTCGTTCTTTACGACTTTCATATGCACGGCCAGCCGTTTACCGTCCATTTTTTCTAAGCACTTAGGCCCGATAGGGTAAGCGCCTACCCATGCTGCGGCTTTGTCCATTTCCTTACCGCATCGAACACACTTCATACAACGTGGCTTCCAGTTTCATACGCTAGGCACTTTTCAATTGTCCGAACATGTACCCCGTATTGCTTCGCTAAGGCTTCATTGCTCAGGTTGTCTCGGATGTGCTTTCGTAGGTTCTCACGCTGTTTTGCTGCGCTGCGGATTGAAACAATGTCTAGGTCTAGCAGCTTGGTTTGCGGTAGGTCTTGGCCACGAGGGGCCATAGAGCGAGCGCGGGAAAGGTATTCCCCACGCTCTAACCGCTTTTCAGGGCGGTGGGCTTTCATTCCATGTCTTCCAGTTCGATCAAGGATTCTTGCTTGAACACTTGGCCGGTTTCGAACCGCTTAGACGCCAGTTCAAGATTGATCTTGGCTTGTTTGAAGTAGCTGTCTTTCAGTTCGATGCCGATAGCCTTGCGACCCATAGAAACGGGGCTATAAACCTCGGAGCCTACGCCCATAAATGGAGTCAGAACAACCTCGCCTTCATTGCTGTAAAGTTCCACAATGCGGTCAATTACGTCTAGTTGCAGCGGGTGGACGTGCTTTTCGTCGTCTTCCTCGCGTGAATCGCGGAAGGGCAACACGTTGTCAATGCGAATGTCATCCCAAACACTGGAGGCGTATCGCTGCCAGATGTAGTGCGACAATTTGTTGCTCTTGGGGTCTTTGTGGTCAGCAAAATTGCTTTGCAGGTATGCCCACAATTCTTCCTCAGTGAACTTGGTTTCGTTTGCATTGTTAAAAGCTCGGAGAATGTTCGGGAGAATCGGAGTCTCGCCAAAGTAACGGCTCAAACCATGCGGGTGAGTGACTGGCACCTCACTGTCGCCCTTCTTGGTCAGGATAAGCATGTAATCAGGCATTGCCGTGAAGCATTGGGTAGAGTCCTCGACAATCAGCTTGTGCATCAGGCTCTTGACCATTGTTCGCATACGCACCTTCAATGGCTCCTTCCAAATAGTGATGCGGTTGCGGTACTGAAAACCGTACTTCTCGTGCAGTCGGATAATTTCATGGGGAAAGTCCCACAACCTGCAGGCATTGTCAAAAACATCGGTGCAATGCACAGCGGTAATGCGACCGGGCTTTGTCACTCGGGCGATGTGCGCAATCAGGAATTCGTACTGCTCTAAAAATTGCTCTTTGCTCTCGCAGTTGGAAAAATCGCGTTCGCTTGAGCTGTAGTTATACAAACCCGCAAACGGGGGGGAGTACACCGACAGGTCAACAGAGTTATCCGGCAGTGTTGGCAATACCTCCATGCAATCGGAGTTGTAAATGGCGTATTGGGGGGTGATGATCTGGTCTTTGGTTTTCATTTGAGGAACTCGGGAAGTTGAACAGTTTGTGTAAATTGCTTGGTAGAGAAACTAAAGTCGCGGTTAGCGGCTTGTACTAGGTTGCCATATAGCTCGATGGCTTTCTGTGTCTTTTGCTCTAGAGCTTCTAGGACACGCTCTTGGCCTTCGCTGATAACCATGTCACAAGTGACTTCGGACTTTTGTCCAAAGCGCCAGAACCGGCGAATTGCTTGGTAATACTGCTCATAGCTCCATGTTGGGAAAAATACCGTATGGTTGCAGTGTTGCCAGTTCAAGCCCATGCTGGTCATCTTGGCCTTGGTAATCAGTCGTTTGATCTCGCCTTGAGCGAATGCGACCAATATTTCTTCCTTCTTGTCGATAGACATCCCTCCAATGATTTCCACGGCGTCATGGTCTAGCGTTGCAAGTAGTGCGCTTTCCTCGTTCAAGTTGCACCAGTAAACCGAAGTCTTACCGCTGGCCAACTGTGCAGCACGTTCGCAACGTTCCTTCACCGTGAGCTTTTGCTCTTCGCGCACTTCGGTCATCGTCTTCGCTGGCATAGAGAACAAAGAATCTTGACCATCAATGCACCACGTAGCCTCATTCTGTACCATGTGCTTTTGGACGTGCAATTGGGGTAAACGATAATTGTCATCGCTGAAACCTAGGTCAGATGGCTTTTTGACCATGACCGACCATTGATTGACCCATGCAAAAAAATCACGCTCGGCATGTGGCTTTAGGTAGAACTTTTCGCCTATGTTGCGATTGTTGCTGTCCACGCTGTTCTGATTCGATTTAAAGAATTTGGTCAGCATGTCCATGTAACCCATATACCCCAATGCCTCGGAGCTGTTGCCAAGCTCAATGAAGTCGTTAGGGCTAGGGGTAGCGGTTGACAGGAACCTATAAGGCACCCGCTTGATAAACGCCACGATCTGGTCGCGTGTCTTGCCTGCAAAGTTTTTCAGGATAGACGATTCGTCCAGCATCACGCACACGAAGTCATCAGGGTTTAACAGGTGCAAGCGTTCATAGTTGCAGACTGTGATTTTCTTGGTGATGGTACCGTCTTTGCTGTGGGCAATGTCAGACACGCCAATGCGCTCGGCTTCGTTGATAAACTGAAACGCCACAGCCAAAGGGGTTAGGATAAGAACCCGCTTATTGGTATGTCGCACAATGTTTTCAGCGATTACAACCTGCATCAAGGTCTTGCCAAGACCGGTGTCCGCAAACATGCCAATACGACCCTTACGCACGGCCTTTGTGATTACATGCTCTTGAAAGTCAAAAGCACTGTCTGGCATCCATACGGGGTCAAACCCGTAATTTCCCGTGCTGTGCGTCTTGCTTCGTAAAAAATCCTCGTAGTTCATTAGCAGCTCACTCCCTTAGATTTAATATGCGAATGGTCAGACCCCGGACGATAGAACGGCGGCTGATGCTCACCGTCTCCGGTGCGATACGTTCCGCGCCCTACGACGTATTGACGCGCCCCTGCAAGGTCTTTCTGGTCTAGCACGTTGCGGCCCATCATTGTGATGTGGTAAGCCTGCTCTGCCTCGAAACAGTAGCCAGCCTCTACCAACTGAGCAAGCCAGCCGTTAAGAACGTCAGGGTGCAGTGGTGTGCGGCGGTCACCGTGGGTGAAGTAGTGCGCTTTGCGGGGGGATTGCGCGATTGCTGTGAGCATTGTGCGCAGACGTTCGTTCAGTTTCATGGTCGCTCCGTTGTTAAAGAGGCTTGAATCATTGCATAGATTTTTGTGAATTGGCACTAGGGTAAACACCTATATGCAAGCATTTATTTATGCTAGACAATTCATCCATCAACAAACCGGAGCGACTAAATGAGCCACCACCTAGACACCATCAACCAAGCATTCGCAGCGATTGGCAAAGTACCTTTTGAGTCTTTGAGCCTGCCGCACATCAGCTACCGCAACAACATCGGCGGCAAGCTGTCCCGATACCCCATGCGTGAAGTGTTTGAGGACTACGCTCAAGAAACTGCGGCTATGAATGCGTTTATTGCCATGCTGGAAAAAAGCACATGCCCATTAGTGCAGGCTTACAAGGAAACTGTGCAGGCTTGCTTTGTTGCGCAGAATTTGGAAGAACTGGAAATGCGGGAGGGAGCATGAAAGATCAAAAATTAACAGATTGGTTTCCGGCAGAAGTAAAGCCTGTGCGGAAAGGCGTCTATCAAACAATGGTGCCAGATGGAACATTTTTCTTCAATGAGTTTGACGGAGAAGACTGGATGTATGGGAACTTTGATTGTGTAAAAGCTAAATGTCGTAAAGTTTTGCCAATGCGTCTTTTGAAACAATGGCGAGGGCTTAAGAAATGAAATACATCCGTCAATATTTGATTTACCGCCGCGCCGGATTTACGGTGCTTAACTCTCTGAAACGTGCTTACAAGGTGTGGAAATGAACGTCTATCAAAAACTGAATGCAGCGCGGTCTGCATTTCACTCCAAACCCCTGAAAAAGTCAGGGCACAACAATTTTGCAGGCTATGATTATTTCGAGCTTGGCGACTTCGTTATCCCTGCGCTGTCGGTGTTTGCAGAGCACGGTTTGACATCTGTTATCAGCTTTGGCGATGTGGCTTCTATGACCATCGTAAACAATGACAAGCCAGAAGAAACCATTGTTATCACTTCGCCCATGTCTGAGGCCAATTTAAAGGGGTGCCACGCTGTCCAAAACCTCGGGGCAGTACAAACATACCTTCGCCGCTATTTGTGGGTTGCAGCGCTTGAGATCATCGAGCATGATGGTCTGAACATGACGCAATCAGAAGGAAAGCAAAGCGGGTTTGATGTGCTGGAGGCTTTGGACTTGGTAGAGGCTTCGCTTACCTTGGAAGGATTGGAGAAGGTATGGAAAGAACAAAGCACAAAGGCTCGAAAGGCTCAGAATCGCGGGGGATATGACGCACTTATGGCCGCAGTGAATGATAAGAAAGCGGTGTTGTCAAAATGAAGATTTTTCGAGCCTCTAGCATTGGAAAGCTGATGACGGAGCCTAAATCCAAAGCGGAAGGCCCGTTATCAACTGGTGCCAAAACCTACATTCGAGAACTAGCTGCTCAGGAAATTCTAGGAATTGACTTTCATGTGTCAAGCAAGCCTATGCAAAAAGGCATTGAATGCGAGGAAACGGCCATTCAGCTATTGAATAACGTGCGTGGCATCTGGCTAGTAAAAAACACAGAGCGCCGAATGCTTAACGGCATCACAGGGGAATGCGATTTGTTTGATGAAGTGAACAAGCGCGGACACGACATCAAATGTTCATGGTCTGCGGCCACGTTTCCCATCCTACCTATGGACTGCGAGGACAAGCTCTACGAATGGCAAATGAGGGCCTATATGATGCTTTGGGATGCTCAGGAATGGAGCGTTGACTATTGCCTAGTCGATACGCCCGAGCACCTGATTGGCTACGAACCCGCAGAAATGCACGTTTTTTGGCACATTCCCGAAAAACACAGGGTGACAAGCTGGAAAGTAATGCGCGATGAGGAAAAAGAAAAGCGCATGATTGAGAAGGTCGGACAAGCTCGGGAATATTACGCGCAAGTCATCGAGGAATTTAACGCAACTCACTAAGGAAAGAAAATGAATAACATCACAGTAGCCGGTCAACTTGGACGCGATGCAGAATTGCGCTACATGCCAAACGGTGACGCCGTTGCTAACTTTAGCGTGGCAGATTCTCAGGGCAAAGACAAGCCTACTATCTGGTGGAATTGCCAGCTATTTGGAAAACGCGCCGAATCGTTGTCACAGTACCTGACCAAAGGCATGTCCGTAACGGTGACAGGAAACATCACGCAGCGCACCTATACCGACAAGCAAGGCGCTGAAAAGGTTAGCACCGAAGTTCGTGTCGCTGACGTAGCGTTGCAAGGTGGCCGCAAAGATGACCAATCAGAACAACGTCAAGCACCACAGCAACGCGCACCGGCTCCGAGACAAGCTCCAGCACCGCGCCAAGCGCCACGAGGCTCACAGGGTAGCGGGTTCGATGACATGGACTCAGAAATACCTTTCTGATCTAGGGTAAACACCTATGCAAATCATGACGCAACGGTTATATGATTTCCTTGAGGATGTGAAAGCAAACATCACTCATACGGAAACAATCGCGGCATTGAGGGCAATTGCCCTTGATGCTCTATTACTCGCACAGGAGCTAGAAAATGCACAAACACGATCTGATAGTGATGAAAGCTAGTTTTATCGCTGGATTTGCTTTGGCGGTTATTTTGGTATGGTGCTGAAATGGTGTGCGGTGTGCGGCAAGAAAACCGAAGGGCCGCACATTCTCAAATTTGTTTTAGGCGGTAGGGCTTTGGTTTGCAAGTCTCACGGCTTGGCTAGGTCAGCGCAGAATCTATTGAGGGGTAAGAAATGACAAAGCGCGTTACAAAGCAAGAGGCTGAGGACTTCATTCGTTCTTATCACGGTCGCACACTTATTGCAATAATGAATGGAAACGCAAAAGAGGCGCGTCAGTTAGGAATAACTTATAAAAAAATGAACAAAATCTATGATGAGATTGTTCAAAAAGAATTAGAAAAACCGTTCACAGATGAAGTGTCTAAGTTTATGAAAGAAAACCCAGATGCCGAAAGCGTTAGAGATGAAATGGCTAATCTGTTAGAGAATGGTTCGGCAAACACTCTACATGACGCTTTTCTTAAGGCAATGATTGGGAAAGCATTGGACAGCGCTTAAGCACGGGCCTGCCCGTTCAGCTTCTCGATTGTTCGCAAACCTCCAAGTCCAAGCATCCCCATTAAAACAGGAAGCATCTCGGTAAGGTCTGCGGGGCGTAGGTCTAGCGTGTGTCCAGCGATTAGCAAGCCAGCTTTTACAGCGGGTAAGCCAATCCAATTCCAAGCGCATGCCATGCCGCAAACCCATCCAATGAATGGGCGCCAGCCTGAAACAAAGACGGATGCGCTTTTAGCTTCCTCTTTGTTCACTTCCATTTGTCCGGTGATAATGGCTAGATCGCCGGATTGCTGCATTTTGAGTAGTTCCAGCTTTGCTGCATCGCGTTGGGCTGGGTCAGGCCATAGACGGTCAATCAGTTTGCCGCCAATGTCTAAAACTGCGCTTAGTGGGTCGAGTGCCATTAGATGCCTTTCAGTTGGTCAGCAATACGACGCGCCCAGCCTTTGCCAAACGTGTCCCATGTGGTTAGCTTGGTCATGAATTCCAGACGCTGCCCTAAAAAACGGGCGCTAATGGCCTCTGCGTCTACCCGACCAACGGCTGCAAGGGTCATAGGGCCTATTACACCGTCATCAGCGAGATTGACAGCACGTTGTAGGAATCGGATGGCTTGGCCGATTCCACTGTTTACAGCAGCGTCAAACAGCAGATAGGCAAGTTGCGGGGGGAGCTTGTCGCATTGCGCTCTATCCCAATAGTCCCGCTTGTAAATGGCTTTGGCTGCGTCTAGCGTCAGGTTCTTGATGTCCACCTGCGGGTAAGCGCGTTTGGATATCCCATATTTGGTTTCGCCTCCGGGGTCTCGTGGGTCGTTGACATATCCACCCTCATGCGAAATCAGCTTGTCAAAACACTGGTCAAACCAAGTCATTTGTCGGCCTTTCGTGCTAGTCCTTCATGGATGGCTCCAAGCATCTCAACGTGTCGATCTTCGGAGCGTCTAGCGTGTTCTTCTAGCTTGTCGAATATCTTAGCTATGTGCCCCCGCTGGGTTTCCATCTCATTCATGATGCGGCTATCTTCTTCACGGGCGAACTTGATAGCCTCGCTTACACGATATTCAATGTGTTCCATGAACTTGTCATTCAGTTTGCTATTGCCCTGAGAGGCTTGGTCGCGGAGCTTTTCTTGTGCGTCCCTGATTGATTTATGTTCGGCTTCGTTGTGATTCCAAGCCCATGCCGCTAGACCGGCTGCGGGAACAAGTATCCAATCCTTGATTAGTTCAAACAGTCCGGCCTCGCTCATGGGTTTACCTTATGTGGTTTTTGTAGAAAAAGTTGCAATAAGCCTTCACAGCGCGAGCGAAAGAACCGCGCCAGCCTGCGTAGTATTGGAGACGTTGCGCCCTAGTGGAGAACGTCCATTCATTTTTAGCAGGGAAGTCCCATGTAATCAAGGCTAGTTCAGTGTAATTTGCGATTACGTCAATCAGGAAGGCTGCAAACGTTATCGGAGTGACTAAAAGCCACCAGCCGCCACGCTCTGCTTGTACTGCGATGGGATACAAGATAGCTAACAAAATTGTCATAGCTGTGAACGCAAGGCCGCTATTTGGTTATCGAACGCTTTAACGGCTTGATAGCCGGGATTCAGCACCAGCACTTCGGGGGTGAAATTTGTCTCCATAAAAAGGAGCATAAATTCACGGGTAGCGCGTGGCATTAACTGCTCAGACTCCAGCGCCCTGATTTGCGCACGAATTATGTTTTTCGTGTCAGGCTTATGTCGCAGTTCTTCGGCTTCCTCGTCTGTAATTGGAACGGAGCCAAGGGGCAGCATGTGAGCGAATTCAGGCTCAATTACGTGCAGCGAGTTGTCTGGTGCTTTGTAGTTCATATTTTTCCTTAACGTAGTTCTGTCCACTGGACTATTGATGCACTTCCGCTGCCGCTAAATGAGTAGCTTGCTGAATTGGGAATTATTCTAAAAATTCCAATTTGAACGGAAGAAGCGCCGCCGCCTGCTTCCGCACCAAATGACACTCCGTTAATGGTTCCTGTAACAGAAGAACCAGCCGTTGTATTTACTACTAGGTTCAAGGCTATTGGTTTTCCTGTTGTGTTGTAGTAAGTAGTACTTAAAGCACGACTTCCTGTAACGTTCTGCCAAGTCTGCCCATAACCAATGGATTGAAGGGCATCCAAGGCATTGCCACCTGCGCCCTGCACAAGACTTGGAGCGGTTGCCCATGTTCCCGCTGTTGCTTGGGTTGAATCCACACATCCGACAATTCGATAAGGTACGTTTGTTCTTGCAGTGGTTGAATAAAACACACTTGCACTAGTAGCTGCGCCGCTGATTGCCGTGGTGCTAATCAGGCCGGTTTCGTCTAGGTTGTTGCCGCCCGCAATGTTAATGACTGCTAGCTCTACAGTTCCAGCATTATCAATGGCGACAATCATGATTCGCGAAGCCACTGCACTCACTGTGCCGAGTGTTGCAGTGTTGGGCACTACCAAGCTAATCGCTGTTGGTACGGTGCGTTTGTTGGGTACGCCCGTTGTCAGAGTAGTAGAGCGAAACTCTAATGTTGTCGGGTTCAGTCCAACGGTAAGAGCGTTACCCGCTACAGACGCAGTAACCGGCTGAATCTGGTTAACTACTGGAGGCAGTTCCTCAACTAGCGCCTGAGTTGCGCTCAATAGAGTTACTCGGCTTCTGTGGTTAGTTGGAATGTCTCCAGATTGGATATTGACGTATGCGCCTGTTACGTCTTGTTTTACCAAGTTTGGGGGAGTTGCGACACCGCTAATCTGAAGTGTTGGAGTAGCCCCAGATGCAGTGTGGAATGTCACCCAAAAAGACTGATTAGCCGCATAAGCCGTAATCGCGGGTGAAGGCGTTAAAGTGTAGGCAGTGCTAGTGCCCGAGGTTGTAGCAGCGATAAGAGGCGCAGACAATGCAGAGCCATCTGCCTTTTGGTATGCGACTACCTGCCAGCCACCAGAGATAGGAATGGCTATAAGAGAGTCGCCCGCCGCCGTGGTGATGTTTGCGCCGGTAGGGAGTACCAGAGTAGCGGAATGCGTCAAAAGCACAGCACCAGCAAATATTAGGAACCGTGGGCCGTTGTAATTTGTCCCGAATGAAGTAATGCCGGTTGTGCCGGTCACTCGTAGGAAGTTGGTCAACTGTGCGCCAATGTCCGCCGTAGCGGCAGATGCAATATCCGTCAGAGTGCCTTGGGAGAATAGCTGCTCATACCGGAGAGATTGACCAGTACCAGAACCCGCAGCAAGGCCGGTTAGCTTGTTGCCGCCCATCTGCAAATTGCCAGTAATGGGGGTTTGTCCGTCTGCGCTTATGGATTGCTGGATTGCCGTGGCAACGTCATTGATTAGCGCTTGCCAGTCTGCGGCTGTGGCTGTTACGCCATTAACTGCGGGGTTCCAAGTGTTTGTTAAGAGGCTGTACCCTCCTGATCCGTTGCGCGCCATAGTTGCGTTCCTTTTACTTTGGACTATACTGAATGAATGGAATCACTTTTACTTGCCCTATTCATTTACATGATTGTTACTGGCCTTCTTGAATCGATGCGATAGGCGCAGCTCTATAGCCTGCTTTTCGTAATGCTTCAATTATGGCGGGGTTTACTGCTCCTGCCGCTTTTCCTGCTCCGTAAAATGCCTCCCCCATCAATCGAGGGGATGACATAGCAGCAAGTCCAGCCGCTGCGGGAATGTTGCCAGTCATTGCTAATCCAGCGCCACCAGTTCCAACCCCTGCACGCTGAATGCCACGCGGCATAAAGTCGTTTAGAGCGTGACCAGCCAATGCAGGCATAAAGTCTTGTCCGCCAGCCGCGATCATTTCATTGGCGAGTTTTGCGCGTTGCCCATAATTTGTATTTACGTTGTTTCGCATCAGGCTTTGCAGTTTTCTCGCCGCCGTATCAGCCATTGCCTTGTCATTTTGCGACAAAGCCCGTTCTATCTCTCTGATAGTCTCTGATGCTTCGCTGTAGCCCTTCATTACCTTTGCGTATTCTGGGGCTTGTTTGCTTATCTCACCGCGCAAAGAGTCGTAAACCTTGCCAGCCGCCGTACGTGCGGTTTTTTGCTCGAAAGGTATATCCTCAAGAATGCCGCCAATCTTCTGTTTAAGCGCGTCCAATCCTTCGGGTGTGTGAAACTGTGCAGGGTCTAGGGCTTTCCAGTTGTCAATTTCGCCTTTGATCTGAGATAACGCTTGCGCTGCTTTTTCGTTCTTAATCTGGCCTTTGAACGTAGCCATTCCGATGGCATCGTTTACAGCTTGGTCAACGTTTGAAAGGTTCAATACTGTTTTGTCAGACTTGATGCCTGCCATGCCTTGACGATATGCGGCCTGTTTTTGTTGGCCCATTGCTTCTAGGTTTTGCTTTGCCATGCCTAGAACATCATCCATGCTTGACTCTCCGCGCATGGCCTTGGTGAAGTCGTCAGCAAGTTTGCCGCCTTCTTTGCCTGCGCGTAGTGCTTGGGTAAGCGCTTCCTCTCCTACGCCAGTAGATCCACCAATGGCAGTCTTTGCCAGCTTTCCAGCGCCTTGAATGACTTTTCCAGCCAAAGGCAAAGCACCGCCAACCATTGCGCCAGTTCCTGCGCCTTCCATATCACCAGAAGCCAAAGCACCAGCAACGCCACCAGTAGCAGCACCGCCAGCCATGCGAGTTGCCAAAGCCTTTGCACCAGTCTGACCCGCTGCACTCATTCCACCAGTGCGCAGCGCTTCAACTAATGGAGCTGCGTACTTTGCAGCGCCCACGCTTTTAGCTGCTGCGCCTGCTCCTTTAGCCAATACTCCACCGACTGGCAAAGTTGCAACAACTTCACCAGCCAAGCGACCACCTCCTACGGTCATCGGGTATTGGTCTTGGTATGGTTGAATCTCGCTTTGCAGCTTTGCCTTGCCTTGTGTGGCGTCCTTTTGTAGCCATTGGCCTACCTGATCCGCGCCTAGCTTCTCAAGTCCTTTGCCGACTAGGTTCTGAGCACCTAGAGCCACATTACCAACGCCTTGACCAATAGCACCACCTAAAGCGCCTAGCATTGATTTTTCTTCTACAGGCTTCGCGGGTGCGCTTTTCAGCTTTCGGATTTCTCCGGCAAGCATTCGAGCGCCTTCTGTATCGCCAGCCGCATCAGCCTTGACCAATGCAGCGCTTAGTTGGTCAATAGTTGCCATTATTTGTATTTCTCCAAAAGAGCATCAATGCTATTGTTTTGGGCTGCTGTAGGCGGTGCAGTTACCCTACCAGCAGCACGATCAGCAGCAATGCGAGCCGCTTGGATGACGTTGTTCAAGCGGTCTTGTTTGTCTTTGATTGTGCTCGGCTTATCGCCAATCTGAGGGAAGTACGATTTCCGGTAACCCTCTAGCTGTTCTTTTGTATAGGCCGCACCAGTGCCAAGGGTCAATGCAGCGTCAAGAATATCCAATTGCGCCGCCTCTACTTTTTGGCGATTCTCTGGCGTGATTGTGTTTGCCAGTGTTTCAGCACCTACGCCACGCAATGCAGCGGAAGCGAGTCCGGGCGTTGCTGCGGTTTTGTCCAGCTTTAACGCCGCCTCTAGTTGCGCCTCAGAGTTTTGCATGCGCTGCAAAAGTGTTGCGGCCTTGCGCTCTCCCTCTGTAGGCATTCCTGCGCTTGCGCCGGTAGCGGGTTTTGTTTTGTCAAAAGCCAATCGCTCACCAGCCTGCCGTACGCCAGCCCATCCACGCGCAGAGGCGTCTTTTTCCGATGGAGACATGGTTAGGGGAATGGCTTTTCCTGCCGTTGGCTTAACAAACTGCACCGCTCCTCCGGAATTTACTTGTACTGGCGCGGTATATGCGGGAGTTGGCGTTCCCATTGGTTGACCAAATTTATCAATGTTTTGAATCAGCTTCTCGCCGTTGGGGCCTTCAATCTCAATTTGTTTTGAGACTTCATCGCGCCCAATGTTTTTAGCGTTAGCAAACTCTGTTGCAATGTTGCTTGGCACTAATCCCATACGCACTGCTTCGGCTGGGCCGTATTGATTGAGTGCCGCAATGTAGCCTTGGCGCGTTTGATCTTCTTGAGTCTTTTGTGCTTGTTGCTGTGCAGAGCTAATCGCTCCCTGCATTCCCATTTTTTGGTATTCCGGGAATTGCGAAGCCGCCGCAGTTTCATAGAATTTATCCATGTTTCCTGCTTGTGCTGGCATGGTGAACTGACCTGCGCCCTGTGTGTCAAACGGAGATGGTGCGCTAATTGTCTTTTCAGGTGTACCGCGTAAAGCTGACAGCATGGCGCTCATATCGCCTTGCATGGCTTGCTGTTTCTTGCCTTGCAAGTCTTGGACTTCCTGCTCTGCCATTTCAGCATCACGCGCACCGCTTACACCACGCAAGCCAGCCGCAATGTATTGGAGTGCGTTAGGAGCGACAAACCTGCCGCTTACCATTTGGCCTTGTGGCGTATCAAAGCCAGTTTGCGCTGATTTCTTGCGAAGTAGCGCCGCTTGAATTTGCTGGTCGTAGTCCATTAAATCCACCCCGCCTTCTTAAACAGCCCGCTTCCAACGGTTGCACCACCACCAGTGCCTAAACCGAGAATGCCTGATCCGATACCGAATAGGCCGCCAGTCATTCCACTCATGCCAGCATTTGCCGCGTTGGTTGCGCCTAGGTCAGCTTGATACTGTGCATTTGCTGCGTTCATGTAATCCGGCCCTGCGGTCTGGCCTTGTTGTGCATAGCTCTGGAATTGTGGCGATTGAACCTGAGCGCCAGAGCGTAGGGCGTTTACTAGGTTAAGAGGGCGATCTTGGATGTATGCTTGCTCCTGCAAAGCACTTGCGCGGTTTGCTTGGTCTAGGTTAATACCCTGCAATGCTGCTTGTAGTTGTAGGTCGTTAGCACGTTGCCCTTGCGCGGTCATTTCCTTGCCGTAAGCGTCTGACCCTAGCGTTATGCCTTGGTTTGCCATGCGCGTGCGGAGGGCTTCCTCTTGTTGGGCAAGTTGAGGCTGTAAGCGCGACATCATCGCATCTTGCGCGGTCTGGCCTACGTTCATCGCCCTAGCGGGTAGCTGCGACATATCCAATTCAGGATTGGACAACAGCCCCTGAACCTTATCAAAACCAGTGCTAGCTGTATCGGCGTACTTGTCCGATAGGGCCATTTGTTTGTCAAGTGTGGCCTGCGCTTGCGGGGTTAGCGTCTGGGTTTGCTCCCAAGTACCGTCGCCTAACTCTTTATAGGTCAGGTTTCCGTAGGGAGTGTATTGATTGACGCGGTTGGCTTTAGTAGCGTACTTTGCCGCTTCTAGGTTTCCCGCTGCGGTCTTTTCTGCTGCTGCCCCATAATCAGGGGTTTGAGGAGCGGATTGCTTGCCCATTGTATTTATCCTCTAAAAATCTACATTCGGACTTGAACATCCGGTATAAAAGTAAATCGCCTTGAGGGATAGCCTTGGCAAGCGTTGCCTCAAGTGTAAAGCCTAATCTATTCATTAACAACCTGCTTTTAACGTTGTCGCTGTGTACAGGAGCTGTGATTCTTTCCACGCCTAACTGGTTGTAGGGATAATCAAATATCAGCCCCAAAAACCCCCTAGTAGCCCATCCCTCATCACCAGCGATATGGCAGACAATATTAGCCTTGGTGTAGTCCTCATACAGAACACCCGCCACCAGTTCGCCGTCTTTTAGTCTTCCTATCGCAGTTCCCCTACCTTTGCACCAATGCCCCCCGGTTTTTGAAGATACCCAAGGGCCGACAATATCAGCATCAAAGGTAACTTCATTTCCGAAGATTTTCACAATACGCTTTGCCCTTGCTGGTAGAGGTAGTCCATATTAGTGAATCGCACATCTGATCCGTTATTCTGGATTTTAAGACGCACAGCCGCTGAGTTACAAACAGCTCCTACAGTCTGCCAAGCGGTAATCGGAGTGAGGCCACCGCCCCAAACCATAGAACCCCAAACCATCGAACCCCATACCATACCGGTAGGGGGTGTGTAGCTCAAAGCGCCTTGAGGGTCTGAGGCGTTGAAGTCAGTATTCAGCCCGTAAAGCACTGAGGGGGTTCCGGTGCTTTGAAGATAAGGGCGAACCATTGTGAAATATTTGTTCCGCGCTTTGTTGCCAAAGTAGCTAAAAGCAGGAAGCACGTCAGCCTGAATAGGCACAGTCCCGTCTAGATTACCCGTCCACGCCTTTTGAATCGAGTTTCCATCCCCGTAATACAGTCCTGTAGCGGCATTCAGCCACACGGTGGCATTCCAGCCGGTCAGCTTAGTCCAAGCGCCTGTAATCGTGTTTTGTGCGTACTGAAAATTCATCCCGTTACCAGAAGGCACGTTCAGAATCAGCATGTTGTTATCGGGGTATTGGCACAATTGCCAGCCGTAGTTATTCTGATACGAGTTAGCCGCTTGGCTGACTGAGTTCTGAATCTTATCTGTCAAGGCCACCCGCCGATCAACAGAGGATGACAAAAGCCCTTTACCCAGAGGGAATACACCCTCCATGCAATTGATAGCAAGATCGCCGCCAAACTTAACCGCACAGCGACGCCCAATAGGTCTGCCGAGTGCGAATACTCCAACTAGCCCCCATGCAGATGCGCTAGAAGGGTCTGTGCCAGAGTAAACAGCCACTTCGCCGTTTGTACTAATAATAACAAAATGGTCATCCGAGCCGGAACCTGCGTCAATAGTCCACGTATAGCAAGCCTGAATTGACCCGCCCAAACGAAAGATAGAACCCAGATCAAGGGAGGATGCCGCACCGCCTATGGAGTTCACCGGCAGATACCATACCCGCATCGAATTCTTCTCAACGAAGAAAAGCCGATTTTTGAATAGCTGAGCATGAGCTAGTAGGGTAGTGGTAACGCCGGTTATCGCGGGGGTAGATGCGCCATCAATAGAAGTCCACGCTGTACCATTCCACAAACGGGGTTTATCTACTCCATTGACAAGGTAGAGGAAAGAACCGCCCGGAGTTGTAATCTGCGCGTGTTCCCATCGTGCATTCGATAGGCCCGTTTGAACCGCCGCACCCACTGCGCCTGCCGTGGTGACGTTGTAAAACGAAGTGCCAGCCGCTGCAAACAGTGTTGATGCGCCGGAGGTAGGCAGATACTCAACCAATGTCTCTACAGTCGCCGGAATGCCTGTAACGTGGTTTGCAGAGCCTTTGCGGATGGCGAGATAGGATGGATATGGCCACCAGTTCTCTAGGACTACCGCATCACTCGGAGGCATATCTGCGATGCCGTCCCTGTCGTTAAGGCCAGATACGGGCG